TCTCCGGCTGTGCTAATATACTAAGGCGCTAAGCGATAAGCGCCGTTAGCTCAGCTGGATAGAGCGTCTGGCTACGGACCAGAAGGTCAGGGGTTCGAATCCCTTACGGCGTGCCAAAAAGAGAAAACCCCGAAGTTGTTGAAACTTCGGGGTTTTCTTTATTTATCAATGGTTTGCGGAAATTTTGCGTCATATACTTTTCAACGTAATCATACAAAAATCGACGTATACACACACGTTTTAACTCGCAATTTTACGTCAAAATTTACGACAACTTTGTTATGCGTTCTTGAGGATGCTTATCGCTTTCTTGATTGCCATATGTTCGCTCTCGCCGCCTGCGGTTTTGAGCATATCCTCAAGCTTTGCTATAGCGTGCTCGTTTTCGTCGGCGCGGCTGTAATGTCTGCGGCTATAGTCATCATCCCGGCTATAGCGCCCCATGCTGTCGCGCTTGTAGCTGTTGCCTCTCATAAAGCCCTCTGCATCCCATTCGCTTCTGCGGTTGTAGCCCTCGCCCATGCAGATCTTGTCGATGTTCTTGATGCTGTGCACAAGCTTGTCGATAATGTCAAGTGCGCCAACGTTTAATTCGCCCTGCTCCGCAATGCTGTCAAGTTCCTCGCAAAGCATGTCGCGCAGTCTTTCAAGTGTTCTCATACTCATGTTATTGCTCCCTTCACGCTATTCTGTCAACTATAAGATTTGCATTTGCAAAGTTGATTGCCTGATCGCTCGTGTTCTCTGCTGCTACAGTTAGGCAGCAGTCGCGCGGTACGTTTACATTTGCGGCAACGTAGATATTAAAATAATTCTCAACCGCAGCCGGTGTTATCGTTGCCGTCGCACTGGTGAGCGGTTCGCCGTTTATCGCTAAAGCAGCTGTGATAGCCTCTACAGTGCCGCCGGTGGGTATGGCTATATTCGCGCCAAAGGCAACGCGATAACGCGCTCTGCACTGATTTGTGAGACCTCTGAGCGTGACAATGCCTGCGCCCTCGCGGTGCACTATGCTGCAATTACCGGCTACCGCAGTCTCGGTGAGAGGTACGTTCTGCCCGGCTGCAACGGTTACAATGCTCGAGTTCGTAAATTCAGCCATCGTTTTCGCTCTCCTTTCCGGCAATACCAAAAGGCATTGACAGCGACATGGTTTTTATCATGTTTTCAAAGTAATCGCCTTTTTCAGTTTCGTTGACAGTCTTGATGATATACGCAAACGTGTTAAGCTCGCTGACATCGAGCGTGTCAAGGTCTACGTCCATAAGATAGTCAATGAATTTTTCTTTGAGTTCTTTGCAAGTTGCCATATAATCAGTCCTTTCATGAAAAATGCGGTGAGGCTATACGCCCCACCGCTTATCGTTAGTATCGGTAAAGGCCGACCATTTTCGTAAAGTCACGAAAAAGCTAAACTATGTGATTTGTTATGCGCAGCTACCGCATGCCCCGTAGGGTGCAGACGAAGCCCAAGGGTTACAAGTGATGTAAGCCGGAGTCGGGCAAGGCCGCAGCTGAGACACGAGGTAATTATTCTGCGCAGCCTGCGAAGCTGCAAGCTTGAGGTTCTGGTTCTCGGTCTGCAAATCCTGCATCTTGCTGTTGACGAGGAAATCGAGAATTGCCTTGCTATTGCTGTTTGCGTTGTCGATAATGTCGCGAGTGCTGTTCTGAATGGTGTTGCGTGTGTCGCATGCCTGTGTTGCCATGTCATAGCGCACCTGAGCAATTGCCGCGCGGTTCTCGCAGCAGCACTCCTGAGCCTGCATCTGCATTGCGTTCAGCTGCTGCATAAGTGTGGCCTGCTGATTGCAGCGCGACAGCTCGGAAGAGTAGAAGCCGTTTGTAACTGCCTGAGTGACACCGGCGAAGCCGTTAAGCATTCCCGTGTTCATGGCATAGAAGCCGTCACACAGGCCGTTGTTAACGTTGTCAAGCTTTCGCTCGATGTTTGCAAAGTCGGAAGTTAGAACGTATCCGTCCATCACTCCACCATTGTTACCGCCCCAGCCGTTGCCACCCCAGCCGAAAAGCACGATGAAAAAGAGGATTATCCACCATCCGTCACCGCCAAAACCGCCGAAGCCGCTGTTTGCTGAGGTTGGTGCAACCGGCATAGTCATTACCGGCGCATCAGAAGAAATCGCCATTGTTTAGTTTTCCTTTCGATATGTATTTACAAATACCCGGCCGGATAAAATGTACCTACTTCATAAGTGCCTGGAACTGCTGTGCAAAGCTCTGCGCCTGATTAAGCTGCTGCTGCGTTATCTTTCCGCTTTGCAGCATTTTTTGCACCTCCTGCTGAGGGTTGCCCTGGAACGTACTTTTAAACTGTTGGAAGCGCTGCACAAGGTTCTGAAACTGCGGATTCATGCCACCGCCAATTGCCTGAAAAAGCGGATTACCCATTACTTACTTCCTCCTTCGGTATAAGCGCCTCGACCTTTTTTGCGAGCGCGTCATACTCTGCGCGTGTCACATACTCCACGCCGGGGGCCGGCATTGACTGCGTTCTTTCCGCATAATCAAGTATTCGCATTGTTGGTATACCCGAAGCGTCTACGGACTTTAGGTATATCGTCTGCCGCTCACTGTCCCACAGTGGCACTGTGTTGCCCGGCGCGACGAGATACGACTTGCCTGCCGCCTCTCCCTGCACCCAGATCATGCCCTGCTGTGCAGGCTGCTGCTGTGCTCGCATCTGCGCGAGGTTGTCCATCATAGGCGGCTGATAATACCCATACGGTGTGTTGTAACCAAAAGCCATTATTGTTCCTCCCGTTTTTCAAAGTAGTAGACCGGCGCCTCGTCTCCGCTGTCCCACGTGTCGTAATAGTCGCCGTTTATGACCGCTACGACGTGGCCGGACAGCGCGAGAACATAAGTGCCCTGCGTATGTTCGTCGGCGAAGGCGGCGACCGTGTAGCACTCGGGGCAGGTGTCTGGCAGCGCATGCTGTCTAAAGCCGTTGGCCTTGAGGTAACTACCCCAAACACTGTTCGCCGAGGGCATGTCATGTACTCTCAGACCTTCAACGCACAAAGCGAGATAGGTCTTATCCCAAGCGGTATTCATCGCCTTGGCTATCGCCCTTACGGTGCAGTCGCCCACACGCTTTGCATCCGGGTTAGGATTAAAAAACACGAACATGTCGCCGCCTCCTTGTACTTAAAAGCTTAAAGTCTTTTCCGATTTCAAGGGGGTACTCAATGTCCGTGTTATGGGGAAAATGCGCGTAAAAAAAGGGGAGGTTTTGCCTCCCCTCAGCTTTTGAAAAGCCGCTCGTAATTGTGTTCGATTTTTGTTCTTGCCGTAGAAAGGCGTTTCGAGACGGTTTTTCTGTCAAGCCCTATTTCTTCTGCTATGTCTATCTGCGGTATCTGCTGTATGAAATACAAATCAGCAATCCTGCTGCCCTCGCGTCCGAGATTTGCGCTGTATATTAGCTTTTCCCACTGTTCACGCGGCAGCAGCGCCATGTCCGGCGGCAGCCTCAAGCGAGCCTGTGTCATTTATCACACTTCGGCTTATCGTACTCCATAGCCTGCCTGCTGTCGCTTACTCCGGCGGTCGTCGGGTCTGTGACTACGCCGAGGATTGCCAGCACCGCGAACAGCGCGTTTACAACGGCCAGCAGCTTGTCACCCAGTGCGTCAAGCTTGAGATCGATGCCGAACACCGCCGCCACTACCTGAACAAGCAGCAGCACCGCCGGAACGAGCGCGAGCCAAAAGGTTTTGTTTTTAAGTCTTACAGTCCAGTTGATTTTCATAAATGTGCCTCCTGTTGATGATGATGATTTTTCATGTCGTCTTCAAGATCGCTTATGCGATGGTTAATTACCTTAATCTGTTCCTCTACAACGGGCATACGTTTTGCGAACTTGTTGTGCTCCCGAACTTCTCGTGTCAGCTCGATCACTTTTGTTTCCACCACTGCCTGTGATTTGCTGTTGCTGATAAGTACGCCGACGAGTGTTAAAACACCAGTTATGATAGCGACTATTATGCTCTCTGCCATAGGCTTACTTACCCTCCATAATGCGCTGACAGAAGATCATTACCCTTAGCATATCCTCCGTCAGGTCGATAACGCCGTTGCCCTTGCCCTTGATTATGCCATCCTGCATAAGCTGCCTGACGGTGTCGCGGTAAAAGCCCTCCGGCACATCCTCGATTTTGTTCCATCTGACCATTTCTTCATCCTCGCTTTCTGCTGTATATTTCGGCCTGCCGAAGCCGTAGACCGTGCTGCCGAGATACCGGGTAACGCGCTGCACGGCGTTGCCGTAGTTGCCCTCGATTGTAACGAACGTGTTGCCGTTTACGCTTTCAACAATGCCCGTGTGGCATGGCAGCCCATCGCGGCTGTCGCGCTGAAAATACTGATCGCCCACCTGCGGCTTGGTGAAAAGCCTCGCCTGTCCTGCGTAATACTTCGCCCAGCTCACGCAGCTTGCGCCGTATGGCCCGGTAAGGCACAGAATATCCTTTGCCTCGCTGCCGGCAATACGCCAGAAGCACCACGCTATAAAGCTTGTGCACCATTCATAGCCGTTCTTCGGCGTGTTCCAGAATTTCGCCTTGTCAAGCTCCGCCTGAAACATCGTGAAGTTGCCTCGCCCGACATTATCCTCAAAGCTGTATAAGTCCTTGTCCGATGCCTTTTCCTTATAGCCTATGTACTTTGCCGCAAGTGTGAGCACCTGTTTCGGGGTAATGTTCATTCCGCATCCTCCCACGCGCTCGGCAGCGCCGACGCATCGTGTACAACATTATCCTGCAAGCACCTGTGTACCTTGCCGGAAGTGTCCTTGTAGCATTCGCCGGTCATGTACATGCCGCTCGTTCCGAGAGGGGCTACCCATGTCTTAGCCTTGGCCGGGTCAGTCGTGTGACACAGCCCCCACAGAGCGCGAAGCGTTGACGGCCTGCCCTGATAATTCGCGGCGTTGTACGGCTGGATAAGCTTCCACACCTGACCCTCGTCCGCAACCGGCGTACCGACAGGGCATGCACTGTAGTCCTTCGTCGCGTCGAAGTCCGGCACGGCGATTTCTGCGGCTATGATTTCGGTACCGGTCATGGTGTTCGCCTTTGTCCGCAGGGCTGCGGCATCATCCGCGCCTTTTTCTCTCATCTTGTTGATTGCTTCATCTTTCGTCATATGCTGTTCACACCTTCCTTGTAAGCATTCTCAAGGTCTGCCGAGCTTATCGCGTTTGCCGTGACGGTCTCGATCTCTGTCGGCTTGCCCATTTTGATGGTGCAAGTGCCGTCGCGGTTATCGGTGATTACGCCCGACATGCTGTATTCGCTGTTGTCAAACTCGCTCGTGACTTCTTCCGTTACGGGATTTCCGCTGCCGTCAACCATGGGCTGACCATCCTCGCTTGTCTTCTGCACCGTGTCTTTCTGTACGATGCTCCACGGCGTGTTATTCGGCAGCAGCGCGAGCACATCCGCATACGCCATCGTAAGCGTGATAGACTTCGTGTCACGCCTGTCCCACTCGTAGTCGGCTATCCGGCCGTCTATCGTCGCAGGGTATAGTGTGTTGTTTACTTTGATGTAGGTCATTGTGTGCCTCCGTATTAAAATATGTTGAAGTTATCGTCGAACTTTGCATCATCGGATGGAAGAACCAAAGCGGGGCGAATACCGTCTTTGACACTGTCAATACCAGAAGACGATATATGCGCCAGGTTTCCCGTAGTGTAAACAACCGCTAAGCCCAAACTCGAATCATAATCATCTCGAGTATACCAAGATGTCGCTTTTCCATTGTAATAACCAATTTTCTTTTTATTGCTCGTCGATGTTGAATCTGGAAAGTAACTCAATGGTACATTGGTTTCACCGCTCCAATGCCCAAATCCTAAATCAGCACGATCAAGGCAAAATATTTTTCGCGGCACCGTTACGGGCGTACCATATGTAGCACTTTCACGGCTAATTAACGGGAGATTAATTTGTTTAATCAGTGACTGAATATTGATATCAAACAATGGGAAAAATGTGTTTCTTAGATAGTTATCGACTTTCGAATGCTCGTAATTATATCTATATCCACCGGCTTCGTTATTTGTTTCATACGCAAATTTGCTAAGAGTATAAATATCTTTCAACAATAACCATGTGCCATTACAAGTATCATCGTAATACGCGGGTGTTAGATTACCTTGATGCACAACAAGCCATTCTTTGCGAACTCCGCCGACGTTCATATACACACTCGACCCAACTGCAAGCTCTCCAACAGGCGTTCCAAAGCTTATATCATACCCCGTACCTCCAATAAGCGTCCGGCCTTTCTTGATGTCATAACCGGTACCGCCGATTAAGGTTCTACCGCTTTTGATATCATAGGAAGTACCATTGATTAAAGTTTTGTGTGCCATATCCGCGCCCCCTTAGCCGTACACCCAGCATATCCGCCCGTTTACAGTCGGCGTTGCTTCCGCGCTTGCAAAATACTGATTGCGCAGTGCAGGCGTTCCGACCGCTACACCGTCGGTTGCATACTTCGCCCTGTTAACGGTTTGACTTGCTATGTTCGATGTGGTGATAGCTGTGGCTTTGTCCTGCTTTGTGTCTTGCAGGTTTTTGTCGGCTGATATCCACGTATACCCCGTAGCCGCCGCCCCTGTGCAGTGATAAACAAGCTTTGCCGCCGTGTCGATGTAGGTTTGCCCGACTACGCCGACGGTCGATGTCGTCGGCGGCGCGGTGCCGATGATGGGCTGAGGTAGATCGTCAAGCGCTGCCTTTACGCCTCCCGAAGTAACCGGGTTTGTGCTGCCCTCCGTGGGTGTTGTGTCGAATGTCAAAGCGTTCTGCTTGCCGTTCCACGCCGTCCTCTCTGCGGCGGTAATGTGCTTGACGGTGTTTTCCGCGTGGACATTCAGATTGCCCTGTACGGTCTGTGCCGCGCCCCGCGCATCCGCTCCGACCATTGCGGCGGTGTAGTCGCCTTTCTGAGGCGCAACAGCGCCGGAGCGTCCGTTGAAGCTCGAAACGCCGCCTCCGGCAGATCCCTGCGCGGCCATAGCCCAGTACTTGGCGTTGTTCGTGTCCTCTCCGGTTCGTGTGCCTGTGCCGCCGACTGCCCAGCTCTCGGATAATTTGCCGTTTGCCGCCGCCGATGCCGCTGCCGTTTTTGCTCCGGCCTCGTATTCTGCCGACGCATCCTCGGATAAAGCCGCCGCCGATGCAGAGCTTGCCGCCGCTGATGCCGAGCCGGAAGCCGATGTTGCCGCGCTTTCTGCCGCCGACTGTGCACTCTCCGCTTTGCCTTGAGCTGTCTCGGCCTTGCTCTGCGCCGTTTCCGCCTTACTCTGTGCAGTCTCGGCCTTGGCCTGTGCCGCCTCCGCCGCCGCCTGTGCGTCCTCAGCCTTGCCCTGAGCCGCTTCCGCAGCGTCCTGCGCATTCTTTGCCGCCGTTGCCGACTGCGCCGCAGCAGACTGCACCTGCGCCCATATGGGCAGTGTGCCGGTCGATACGTCCTCATAGCCCTCATAGCCCTTGCGTATCTTGCCGACCGTTGCCCACACCGTAGGTATCGCAACCGTGTTGGCGTTGTCTGCACCGTATACGCCGACCATGAGTACCTCGTCGCTTTTCGCAAGGCACTCCTGCGGTATGGAGCAGACATTGTTTTCCCAGTACGAGTCGAGCACGACCTTTGTAACGTCGCCTGCCGTGAATATCGCGGTTCTGCTTATTCCCGAATGCCAATCGGCTGAAAACTCGAATTTTATCTTTGCATTTATCATGCCGCTGGTTAGGGTTTCGTTTTCCGTCACCGTTGCCAGCGCTTTGCCGATCATGATTGTTGTCAAAAGGCTTTTCCTCCTTTTTTGCTTCTTGATTTCAGCATAACAAAAGGAGGCAGGGCTTATTAAGCCCCACCTCCGCATGTTTTTTAACTTTTGTCATCCTCTTTGCGCTTATAATTTTCCTGCGCATGGTCAATTATATTCTGCGCCGGATTTGAACTCTTATAGGCCGCCATCTCCCATTTTGCAAGCGAATAGTCGTTGTTGACCTCGTACTTTGCAATATGATCGGCGTAGGAATAGACATATTTAAGCATGTACGCCTTTTCGGGGTCTGCCGCGCCGGAATATGCCGCGCTGTTTATAACGCCCTGTGCAAGCTCGTATGAAGTCTGGCCCTTCGTCGTCGCGTATTTTACATACTCGTCGGCTGTCAGGTACTCGCCGTTTATCTTGGTGTTCGTCTTTGCACGGCTGGGATATACGCTCGTTTCGCCGAGATCGTAAAGCCGTTCGAGTTCTCCGTCTATCTCCGTCGGGCGCTCCTTCTTGACGTATGCGGGATTTACAAAGTTGTTGAGCATTCTTTCAAAGAAGTTGCCGGTCTCCTCCGTGCGTCCCCATGCGTCAATGTACGGTATCTGGCTGAAATCGTAAAACGGTATCTTGTTTGCAATCTTGCCCCACATGTATTGCAGCTCAGAGCCGACTTTGCTGTTTCGGTCAATGTATGTCGTCTCGCGCTGAGCTTCCTCAAATGAGCGTTCAGTCTGCCCAAACAGCGTCGGGAAATACTGTGATATGTAGTCTGCCGTGGTTTTGGAGAGTATTTTATACATACCCTCGGCGTTTTTAACATAGCCGATATTGCTTATCAAGTCGCTGAAGCTTTGCAGCATGGACAATTCGAGTACGGGCGTTGAAATGCTCAAGAGCGAACTCCATATACCTCCAACCACGCTGCTGCTTTCCTTCTTGCCGGTAATTGAATTGTACATTTCCACTCCGACAAACAGCGGCATGCTTTCGGGAGCAAGCCAGTCAAGCGTAATGCTCAAGCCTCCGATATTCAGCGCATAGCTTTGGCTTCCGCTCAGCTCGTCAAATTTGTCTTGCTTCTTGTCATCGTCATCGCCGCCGCTCAGAACACCCCACGAGGCCAGCAGCACACCTAAGCCAGCAAGCGCCGTGCCCGTAAGTCCCGCAGAAATATCGTCTATAAACTGCGCGGGGCTTATACCGTTTTCAACATCTCCCTCCATATACGCCTTGACCTTTTTGGTGCCTACCGCCAAAGATTTTATAAGCCCCGCCGGCGAATACTCCAAGCCGCGCATGAGGATGTTTGCAGGCGTTTTCTTGAACGGTAAAATGCCCTCAATAAGCAGGGATGCGACCTTGTTATCTACCTTGCCGAGCTTGCTGACCCATGCCGAGAATTTATTTGTATCTCGGTAAGTGGCCTTCTGTGCTTCCTTGATGGCAATGGTCTGCGCCTTTATTATTGTTGCCTCCGGAACCTTTCCCGATACAAGCTGCTCGGCGCTTATGCCGTTTGCCTTATACCAACGTGCGAGCGCATACGAATATGCGGGCTTGCAGAACCATGCATCCTCTGCGTCGAGCGCATACGAATTACCCTTGCGCGCCGCCTCGAGTATCTTGTTTTTATATATAGTCCTGCTCTTATCTATGCCCTGATAGCTGTCGATAAACTTACCGCCGGACAGGATTATATCCTGAACAGCTTCGTAATCCGTCTTACCATAGTCAACAAGTGCTTTATCCGCCGCTTTATTGGGATTGAGTATCGCCTTGCTGCGCTCTATGCCGCCGTCAATTTTAGCATCTGCCATATTCTCAATGCCATACGCTATAATGTTCTTTACTTCTCTTACCGGCGTAAAAAGTGCATTGCCCAAGATGTTTCGGACATGTGTTCTCGGATTGCCCAGCATGGCGAGATAGCGGAAGTTGTTGAGCTTTTCGTACCATGTCGCGTTTATCTGCTGTGCTACGCTCTGCTCTATGTTCGCCCACGCGGTTTTTATGCCGTCCTCGTCGCCCTGTCTGAGCGCCTTGGCATACTCATCATAAAGGATTTTGTCAACATGTATATCCGCTTTGTTGTCCTTGTACCGCTTGTTGAGGTCTTCCTCGATGTTCTCTATCGACTTTGCCGCGAGGTACAGTCTGCATTCGGGCGAAAGCTTGTTGAGAATGCGCATAGCCTGCAAGGACTGCGCCGTGTTCGTGGAGTTTTTGACCATGAGCGATGCAATATCCATCGCCGTTACGTAGTCTCCGCTGTTGACGGCATTGTTGTAAAGGGCAATGCCCATAACGGTGTTGTCCTTCGATACTTTGCCGCTGTTTATCTCGGCCTTGTAGTTTGCAAGCGCCTGATCCCAGCCGCCGATTTCGATAGTACGGTTAGCCTTTTTAAGCGCTTCCTCGTCGGAGTATGCAATGTGCGAGAACTTACCCAGTGCCGCATCCTCTCTCAGCGCGTCGGAGAACTCAGCCGGTGTCATGCCGCTGTTGGCTATGGTGGAAACGTGCTTGCTCGTGAGCTTGCCGTTCAGGTCTTCCTTTGGTATCTCCTGCGGCGCTCTGTGCTGCTGTTCGGCGAGATTTGCCTCCTGCTCCTTGCTTATCGGGTGCAGTGCGCTGTCGCCCTCGCTCTGAGCCTCCGTTACCCAGCGCTCGCCCACGGTTTCCTCTCCCGTGAAGTTTGCGGAAGCTGCGCCCATGCCCTCCGGCAGGTCGTTGCCCAACCGCTCATCAACTCTCGTGAGAACGTTTTGAAGGGCTTTCATTTTGGCGTAGCTTTCGAGTTTTCTGTGCTCACGCGCATATTGATTGCTGAGTACCGTAAAGCGGTTTTTCGCCTTGGTGGTAGTGTCGTAGTCTGCGCCGCTGTCCTCGGCCTCTGTAAGCGCCTGCTGTGCCGCGCTGAGCTTTTCACGTATGTCCTCGACCTTGCTGTACTGCTTCTGATAGTCGCGTATAAGGCCGCGCTCGTTCTCGTTTGCGGCATCCTCCGCCGTAGCCTGCGCAAGCTTCCGCTCATTCTGCCGCCGCAGCTCGTTAAGTCTCTCCGGCTCGCGGGAAAATTGCTTGTTGACATTTTTGGAAGAACTGCGTATACTATTTTCAGACGCAGAGCTGATGGCCGGTGCGCTCCCTCCCAGCGATTGACTACCGCTGGTGACAGCCCCGACGGTGGTAGGCTCTGCGTTAGTCATTTCCGGCAGCGCAAAAGCCGTGCCCTCCGGGGTCAGGATACGGTGTACCTTGTAGCGATTGCCCTTGGTTTTCATCACAACCGCCGCCATATTTCCACGTTTTCCGTTCAGCTCCACCGGGGCTGCGATAGTCAGTGTTTCATAGTCTCTCCCCTTATGGTTGCCGTGCCCACTGATCTCAATGCCGCGTTTCAACACCATCGGCAGTGCCTGATATGCCGCCGCCTCCGCATCTGTCTGAATGTAATTTAAGCTTCGATTCAGCATCTTCTCGTCGAAATCAATCACGCCGATATCAGGGTTATCCACGCGATAGCCTGTTTTTTTCAGGCTGTTTACAATTTTCTTTCGGAACGCTCCGGTACTCATGCCTCTCCAGCCGTTGTCACGAATTGTGGCGACGGCTTTCATGCTGTTCAATTCTCCCTGATGTTCCCGCAGTTGAGTCTTAACGCTGTCCTGCTCACTCTGACTCATGGCATAGCTGCTTTCCTCCGCAAACACAGTGTTCTCGTCACCGTAGTCTGGCGGTACCATCTTCCGTGTCCAGTCGGACATGCTTCTGCGGTTCGCCGCGTCTCTGGCCTCGATCTCACCCGCTGTGTTGTAGTAAAGCTCACTCGGTACACTGTTGCCCGGACGGTTCATCTGCGTGTAGTAGTTGTTCAGCAGGTCGTAGTATTCGTTGATCTTCCCGTTAAGTCCCCGCCGCTCTGCTTCCTCCCACAGCCGGTCATATTCCGTGAGGTCATCGTCCAGTTCTCCGGCTTGTTCTATTTTGTCCTTCAGCGCCAGCGCTTCCTCGTTCGCCTTGTCCAGCTGGAATTGAATCAGTTTTTCCCTTGCATCTTGGAATCCCTTGCTTTGAATCTTGTCCCCGCTGGTCAGCTTTTCTTCCCAGTATTCCCGGTTGCTCCCTCGCGTGAAGCCCTCCGCGTTCTGTATGGCGTGCTGAATCTCGTGCACCAGCGTGCTCTCCGGCGCGTTGCGCAGCTCATTGCTTAGGGTAATAAGGTTTTGAGACGGGCTGTAGCTGCCCATGGTGTTCTTCGGCATGTCAGCAAACTCCACCTTCGTCCGCCGCAGCTGCGGATACGCCCGGAATAATGCCTCATGGTCGAGAATGTCCTCCAGCGTTGCGTTGCCTCTGTCTACGCGCTCGCTCAGGCGGCCATACTCTCGCCCCCACGTTTCATCCATCTGCCGCAGTCGGGTCTCTTCCTCCGCTGTCACCTCGCCGGTCATCCACTTGCGCATTAGCTTCTGATACTCCGCATAGTCAGGATGACCCCTGCTGAAGGCAGCGTCGCCGCCGCGATGGTAGGTCATCTCGCTGTCGTCGATCTCAAACCGCCACTTGCCGTCCATGCCCTTGAACCAGCCGGTAGCCTTGCGGATGCTCTTCATATCAGCACCTTGCGTCTGCATTTGTTTAGCTCTTTCAAGCTGCTCAAGGTCTGCTGTCCGCGCATGTTTGCCAGCATAGCTATACTTCACCCCGCCCTTTTTCGGCGGCGCTCTGCCCTTGCTGCCGGTTCTCTCGGCGGCGTATTTGCGCACGGTGTCCTGTGCTTTCCCGTAGCTTTCGCTGTTTAAGTCCGTGCCCTCGAAGATGTTTATTCTGCCCAGCGCATCGCAGCAGATTTCCTCAAAAGCCTCGTCGGGGCTGAGAATGCCGCCGTATTCGCTGCTGTATATCTCGATAAGCTCGTTTAATTCGTCCTCAGTGAAGTCGTCAAGCAGCATTTCTTTTGCCTCGTTCAAGCTCAGATCGCCGTTTTCAAACGCCGCATGCCCCATCTCGTGGCGCATTATCTGCTCTGCGGTGTAGTCAGGATGGTCCGCTCTCACCATGACGGTCTTTTTTGCCGTGTCAACAACGCCCCTGAACTCGCCGCCTGCATAGCGGATATTGCCGCCCACAAAATATGTGACCTTATAGCCGTAGCTCTCCGCGAGCTTGCGGCCTTTTTTCATGTCCTCGGTGTCCTCTGCGGCATAATAAACGCCCTTCTGCTGCTTGCCCTTGTAGCTTACTTTTTCGCCAGCTTTGATTTGAGCCGCGCCAGCGCCGCCTTGTTCTTTTTGACTTCCTCCGGCGACATTTTCTCCTGTGCCTGTTTCCACTCCGCGTATCTGTCCTTCGGTATTCTGACCGTTAATCCGCTCCGCGACGTTGTGTATACGTACTCCATTATCGTTTACCTCCTGTGTGTTATTGATAGTGACCGGCGCTGCCGCCTGAACAGGTGTAGCCGCCTGTGTGGCCGCTGCCGTATCGGTGCTCGCATTTGCCGCTTTCACGCTGTCTGCGCCCATCTGATACGCAATGTTCGCCTGTGCCGTGCTGAGCACGGGCACTTTGCCGAGCGCGGCCTTGTCCGTGCCCTGCTGCCCCATCTGATACACAGCATCAAACGCCATCTCAAACGCCTGCGGCGCTGTCGGATTGAGATTGTATACTCTGCCTATCAGCTCATCCGAGACATTATATTTTGCCGACAGGTTTTTAACACTGCTCTGTATCTGAGCACTTTGCTGAATACCTCCGAAATTGATGGGTGCATTGTAGGTCTGCGCCGTTATCGGGGCGTTCCGCTGCATTGCGGCATATGGTATATCAGAGCGTACAGCAGTGTCAGTGATCTCGGGAACATCTATCTCGGGAGTATTTGCCTCAATCGGAGCGGCACTCTGCACTGTCTGTTCCTGAGTTATCGCATCCTCATTAGCTTTAGCCAGTTTATACAGCTCATTGCCACTGAGGTTTTTGCCCTCGCTGAGTTTTTCGTTATACTTTTGCGCAAGCTCGTAGCTTTCCGAGCTCTGATTGCTCTGTAAGCCCTCATTGACAAGCTCCTGCTGTGAATTGCCATATACGTCTTTCGCGTTTCTGTTCTGTCTTGCTCTGCGCTGCGCATTTATGCCGACAGTAGGCAAGCCCAGCAGCGTAGTGACAACTGCCGCGCCGGTCGCCTCGTCTATCGCTGCCTCGGGGTTAATAATAGAGTTCTCATTGTCGGGATCATACAAAGGCACATCCGAGTACAGGCTCTTAAAGCCTCTGCCCAAAATGCCCTGTATAAGTTCCTCACTCGCTTCTTCGCCAACGCTCTTTGCATAGTTAAGGAGCAAGCTTTTATCGCCTTTCTCGATGGCATTCTTGAGCCACGACGGGAGGTTCTGCAAACCACCTAACGCAGTATCAGCACCGCCGAGCTCCGTAACGGTGTTGGCAACGCCATTTAAAATCGCATATGTAAGCGCCTGACCGTCGTCCGCGCCGTCCTGCTTTGCCTCGTCGTAGCTTGAGCCGAGCACCGAGCCGAATATAGTTTGCGCGTCCGGCCTTGAGGCAAGGTTTTTAAGCGAGTTTTTCGCCAGCTCATAGGTCTTGCCAAGGTTGGAGGCCGTCTGCCCGACTTTTGAAGCTGCAGCCAGCTCCGACGCAGCGCCCGCCGCCTCGCCAAAAGCCGTCGCGCCGCCGGTCATAATAGACGGTACGAGCATCGGAATTGTCTCACCGAGCATTGCGCTGTATTTGTAAAACGGATCATCTTGCAATGATGCGTTATGTCTGCTTCTGTAATCTACCTCGCTTTGCCCGAGCTTATTGAGTGCCTTAACGGGGTTATCCTGCATTATGCGGTCGCCGCCGAACATGTACCAAAGTTCCTGCAGAGGACCGCCGCTCTCGTCACCGAGGCTGGTTACAACATCGGCAAGGGAGGTAAGCGACTGTCCGAAGCTCGTTAGACCTGTGTCTATGCCGCGCAATATTTTCTTGTACCATTCTACGCTTGACGGATTTTCGGTTATCGCGTCGCTGCCGCGCGTGACGGTCGTTGCACCCTCTCTTTGCAAATAAGAGTATGCGGGGTTATTCCGCGTTATCACATCATCAGAGGCGGCTATAGCATCTCTTGCGCTTGCCGCTCCCTTTATAACCTTATTTGCCGCCGCGCCGGTCGTTCCGTCGCCGTATGCTTTCGTGTATACATACGCCGAGTTATTGGCCATTAAGCCCTTTGTCTGAATTCGTGCTTCACGCTGTTTTACCGCCGCGTTGTATTTCTCCCGGTATTCCTCTTTCTGCTTTTTTGCTTTGTTTTTGAGAAAATCACTTGCCATTTACTAACCTCCCAGCCTCCACTATTGTTTTTTTCTATAAGTTATAGTATTGGCCTTTTTGTTCTTTGTCTCTTTGACCTCCCCGGAATTGACCTTGCTTTCGAGCTCGTAATAAGTCATTCTGCCAAGTCCGGGAACATAGACCCAGCCATCACCGTTGCGATTAGTTATTGTTGGCTCTGCAGCGACTTTCTTTTTGCTTCCACCGCCGCCTGATCTGCCGCCGCTTCGTGCCGCCGTCTGAGCCGCCGCCTGCTGCTGATAGTAGCTCATGAGCGAGTTGATATACGACGGGTCATAGCCCGATGCACTTATAAGCGCCTGAGAGGGCATGCCGCCGGCCGCAATGATTGCGTCAATCTGACTCTGTGCAAGCTTCTGGGTGTCCTGTCGCCTGTTGTAATTGCTCTCATTCAGCTGCATGTCCTGATTCCACTTGTCAATGAGTTTGTTGTATTCCTGCTGGTCAAGCGTGTTGTTCATGTTCCAGTTGTTGAGGAACCGCTCATAATCCGTTGCATCCGCGCCGGAAACGAGGCCATACAGGTTGCCGAGGTTGCTTATGTTATCCTGCTGCTGCTGATATGCCATGCTTGCCGCAGCCGCAGCCGCCTGATACGCCATTTCGGCGTTCGCGACTTCCTGCTGGTAGCGCTGGAAATCGACCTGATCGCGGTCAATGTACATGCCGTAGAGGTCTTTCATATCCTGACCTTCATCACGATATTTGCCATATGCTCTGTCGTAGAACTCGGGCAACATCTCCGTTACCTTTTGCAGATACGCATTGTACATCTGCTGTCCTACGGCCTGTGAATAGGTCGAGCTATAGCCGCCTGTGAGAGCCGCCGCCTGCCCCATTGTATCCTCCATTGCAAGCTGCCCCTGCTTGGTGTATAGGTCTTTATACTGCTGATACAGCGGGTCAAGCTCTTCGTTGTAACTAAATTCCTCACGGTTGAGCAGCTTGTTCAAAAGTTCGTCTATCTGCGCATCATACTGCGGATTATACGTCGGTGCCGAATACCCCGGCATGGAAATAGTCGGAGCATTAGTTATTGCATCGGTAATTGAACCGAGAATTTTATCCAAATCTTCGGAATACTTAGAGTTGTAATCCGTTGATGGCGTGCGCCGCTCAGTTTCGGTGAAAGAGCCGTATTTATTGGTGAGCGGCAAATTCATGTTGTTCGTGTTGATTTTTTCGTTTCTGGCCTGCTCTGTTTGCCTTGCTCCGGTTATGTCTCCGGCCGCTGCCTTTGCCGCAGCGGTAAGGCCTAAGTCTGCGGCGCTGGTGTAAGTAATTCCGTTACCGTAAGTTACATTAGACGCGCCTGCATAAGGGTTTTCACCGACTGCGATGTTTAGCCCTTCGCCGTTTATTTTTGCTTTTCGCCTGTTGTACGCCTCATCATACGCCGCCCAATCTCCCTTGGCCTCTGCTTCGTTCATTTGCGCTTTATAGTTAACGCCGTTTTCGTATGTAATTACAGTGCCGTTTTCATTTGTCCATGATTTTAATTTAGCCATTGAGCCCTCCGTTAATCCTGTGCTTTTCCGACTGCTATATACATCACTGTGCAGCTCCCGGCCTCGTCCGCTTTGGGGAGCGAGGCGGTAAAGCCGGTTTTGCTTACGTTGTCGGATTTTATCGTTATATTGCGATCTGAAAACGACTGGGAGCAAATAACAACGGGCTTGTCTGCAAACTTTGCCTTGCTGCCAAAGCTCACACTCACCGTCGTGTCGCTCTCCGTGCCGTATGTCATTTGGAATGTGCCGTAAGCAACGTTGCTGTCCGATGAGACCTCGGCAACAACAACGCTGCTGCTTGTGCTCGTTCGGCTGCTTGTATCGCTTGCCGCGCCCTCAACGTTTAGCCACACTGAAAGGCTCTCGGCAAGTTGCGCCGTATATCGGTGCAGCTGAGTTACCTTTTCCTCGGATGTGCCAAAAATTCGAGGCGGCTGGGGTATCACTATCATTTGATATCCGTACCTCCCTCAAACTGCTTGCTAAAGCTGTAGAGCCGCACCGTGCCATGACCCGAGAGCTTTATTCTGAAATGGTCGCAGCGCTTAGGCTTGACGGGAACCATAAATGTCGTTGTGCCCTGTCCTTTTATGCGGCCTTGCTTTTCCCAAACTCCCGAGCTGTCATACTCAATGTAGATCATCATCTCCGAGCCTTTGGGCAGCATCATGCGCAGATTAAAGCGGCTAATGTACTTCTGCCCGGTGTAGTTGTAGCCCTGCAAGCCGGTTATGGCTTCCCACTCAAACGCGGCCTCCTCATTCCCGGTTTTTGTGTAATCGGATATAAGGTTTATTGCATATCCGCTGCTGTCCTCGGTAACAAAGAATGTTTCATTGTTTATCGAGAAGAATGCAAGCGCGTGTTTTTCATCTTCCTTGTGCCACAGGCCGCGCTTTGTGTCGTACACAAACAGTGACCATTTGCCGCTTGTATCTTTGAGGGATAGATAATACTTGCCGTTTGCACTGCCGCCCTCGGCCGCAACGTAATATACATTCCCGAGAGGCGCGCCGATATCATAGGCCTGTGTGCCGTCAAACGCCATCACGCCGCCGCGAGACTTGTAATAGCAAACATCATCTATCACAGTGACCGAGCCACTACAGCCTGTCTGAACGCCCTGCACGGTCTTATCCACTATCTGATGTGCCCCGGCTGAGGAAACATACACCTTGTGATAGCAGTTTTCCTTGAAGAAAATCAGGTTGCCGCCGATGTTCGCCGAACCTGTAAACGCGCCCGGAGTACCTATAGAAGCTCGGTATGCATCGGTACTAACGCCCTTGTAGGTTGACCATCGGGTTTCGTCGCCGAGCTTTGAGGCGTATATCTCATTTACATTTGTTTTCTCGGCATCTTCGGATGCTTCATAGTTATATCTGCATCCCCAAATGCGGTTTTGCGCCTGTACAACAAAGTCAAGGTCTGGCGCATCCCTATAAAGCTTTATGCTGCCTGCTGTCTGGTTAAAGTCTCCGGTTACGATATCAACGAATACATATATAAGCTCGACTGTATACGACTTTGTGCCATCTTCCGCAGTTGTCTCGTTGGTCTTATTGATAACTCGCTTTGTCGGAGTGTGCTGCCCCTCAAATTTTGCTGAGTTATCTCCCTCCGAGAACGTCGCATCGGTAAAAGATATCTCTATCGTGTCGCCGCTATCGATGCTGATTTTGTTTATTGCCTTTTCGGTCATCGTACCCATCGGCAAAACGATACGTGCCTTTATGTCGCTTGTCTTAGCCCATGATCCGGCAATGTATTTTTTCCACACCGCGCCGGTGTCGGTGCTCGACGTGTCAAGCCACAAGTCACCCGTTTTAGGACTGGACGGCGCTGTTGCACTCTTGGTAAAGGTCACTGCCTCGCCGTCTTCTGTGCAAGCCGTAAATTTTATCGGTGCGTCCGTCGAGGCCGTCGCCTCGATAGATTTGTACAGCTTTTCATACTCGTGGTTCTCCGTCGTATCCGTTGCCGTGCCGCTCTCGCTTCGAATACTCAGCTTATCGGGATAAATAACGAGCTTATTGGAGAAAAACATCATCTGCTTTGTGCTTTCTGATATGCTGATTGAGTTATCTGCCACACCGTCTACCGTTAATAAAACCTTTTTGGTTGTGGTATATGTACCGGTGCCGCGATAGATTTTGTAAATCCCGACTCCGCTGTCGGCGGTCTTGCCGACAACGTAAAGGTTTGAGCCAACATCGGCGATCATGCCGTATATGGCGGTAAATTTCCCGGCAGCTATAATGCTCCTCGCGTCGCGATTACCCATGAGCGGGTAGTAATCGCTCGTGAGGTTTTGCATATCGTAAAACTCGCCGTCGCCGATTTTGTAGTTGTGGTTATAGCCGCCGAAGGTATCAACGACTGTTTCAACCGTACTGCTTTCGGGTATAGTTATATATGTCGGCATGCCGTCCTCCCTAAAATCTGAAATGCGTCAGTTTCGGCAGCGGCCTGTGCGCCGCGTCATACGCCTGCGCAAATCGTGTGTATCCGTCGTTGTAAAACAGAACGGCTTTGTTGTACTTGGCATCCTCGCCGTTCTGCTGCGCTATCTTGGCCTGTAGGTAATTAACATAGATATCTTCTGCATACGGTTCGGGAACCAGCAAGTCGGTTGCTATGTCCTCTGCTGCATACTCAGGCTTTGCAAACTTCTCCGCGCCCTCGTGTGTGGCTATCAGGTCTGTATACACCATCTGGTCAATAGTCAGCAGCCATCGGACTTTTTCTGTTTCGTCGTATGCGTTGGGCGTAAGCTTATCGGTAATGTCTATTGCTTCTGCAATCGTCATATTGTTCTCCTATTAAAATAGCCGCCTCATGGCGGCTGTTATTTTTGATATTAATTAGTGCGCGGCAAACTTCATCTCGTCGATGTGCTCGTCAAGCATACGCTGAGCGTAGTTTGAACGCTCGATCTCGTCCGCCACTTCTTTCGGGACGAGGCTTGTTTTGCCTTTGGGCAGCAGATAGTTTTTGCCGTTTATCGACACAAACAGATCGGGGTCACTGTTTCTGTCGCCTCTCGGTATAAACATTTCAACTCTTTCATCATCTGTTTTTTTAGCCATGTTTTGCTCCTCTCAGGCGGAGGAGCGGAGTGTTCCGCCCCTCCCGGGATAATTACTTGTTTTCCTCGTCAGTCGCGGAATACGAGCTGACGGACATAACGCGGAGTACGCGTTCGGGGTAAAGGATAGTAGCGCCGTTGGTCTCGAACTTGTAACCGATGGTGCTGAACTGGTTAAGAGGACCGCCGATTTCATCCTTGTCATGGGCGATCATCTCAAGGCCGCCGCCCTCGGGGTCAATAATGCCAAAGCCGTCCTTGCCGAAGAAGTAAGTCGCATAAGTAACGCCCTCGGACTTATTCTTGTAGGTGGTGCTGCCGGAATACTTGTAGCTCGCGCCGAGAATAGGTGCATAGGTATCCTCGATGAAGCGGCAGCCGTGCAGCTCGCCGATTTCGCCGTTGAAGATCTCGGAGGTAGCTGCATACTTATGCACTTCAATCCATTCCTTGCTCTGGCGCAGGTCATACGCAACAGAGGGATGGATAACAGCATAGTATTTGCCGTTTATCTTGGGTGCACGGTCTTTCTTGAGCTTGGTAACGGCCTTGTTTACCATGGTGGGAGTAAGCAGTGCCCAGCCGTCAGGAGTCGAGCTGCCGCCGCTGGAAGTAGTGCCGCCTGCGCCCATGGTTGCCGGGGAAGTAGGAGTAGAAACTTTAGTGCCGTCCTCGGTGACGTTATCGCAATACATTACGTTAGTGCCGACAAGCAGCGCATCACGGATAAGGGTTTCCTGAGTAGCCGCAGCGGATGCGCCCATTTCCTCGGTCGCTGCAAGAATGACATCGTCATATGCGCGCATCTCGAGCTTATCGGTGATAGAGGTGTAAGTGCCGTACTGCGTGATAGATGCAGTCAGCTTAGTTGCGCCAAACTGCTGGCCGGTGGGGATAACGCCTTCCTTAAGCTCAGTCGCCTTTGCAAAGGTGTTAAACTTACGCCATTCAACAGTGGTGCCGCCGTTCTTGGGCAGTCTCTGCTTGCGGCCAAACTGCGCATAGAACATTTCGACTCTGGCATTTTCGAGCAGCTCAGTGTCATAGAACGTCTTAAGTTCGGGTGCCATCGTGTTGGTGGAGGGGCTTGCCGCGACCGCCTCGCCGGTGTATGCGTTGGTATAGTTGGAGGTTCCGTTGCTTACAAGGGTGTTAACAACGGTGCCTGCATCTGCGAAAATCTGAATCCAATTTAAATTAGTCATATCGTTTCCTTTCATGGTCATAGGCCACGCGGAAACGCTCAAGGCTTAAAACTGCCCAGGATATATCTTTTCACCCGATTTAATCCGGGCTTTTAACGCCTCTCTCTGTTCCCTCGTGGCGTTTTTGTAATCAAACGTCTGAATGGAAGCGTTAGAGGACTTGGGAACGCCGCCCTCACTCGGGCGCGATCTATTCGACTGCACAGCATTGGACACCTGCTGCACCGATGCTTTCAGCGCTGCCTGCCGTATGCTTTCCTTTATTTCATCTCGATGCACAAGTTCATATGCATCCTCGAGGGAAAACATCAGGTCAGGCGCGGTCAAGCGTCGGAACGTTGGATTATCAAGTTCTTTTCGCAAATCAAAGTTTGGGTATTTCTTCTGAAGCTCAACCGCCTGCGCGTTCATCTTGCCCAAATGCTCCATGAGCTTCTGTTCGTTGATAAACTGCTGCTTCTGCGCTTCTGCTGCCCTTGCTACAGCCTCGGAGCGTTCGAGTTGCTTTGCGACCTCGGTTGATACGCCCAATTCCATTGCACGATCTTCATAGTACTCATCGTCATCCGCGACCGCTTTTGCGATTGCGTCATAGTCTCCCGAGTCTACGCCGTACTTTTTGGATAACAACTGCAGCGCCGGAGCAAGCTTCTCAAGCCCCTCGGCGTCCGCCTTGTACTTTGTCTTTGCCGACGAGACTACTTTCTGCATCTCCCGGTTATAGTCGGGGTCTGCCATGATTTCATCCCATGTAAGCCGCTTTGCTGTATCTTTAGTCTCTGTTGCCTCTATGGCTTCCTTTGGCGCAGCGGCGGCCTGCGCATCGGCTTTGGGCTGATTAACAGCCTTGCCATATTTCGCCCGTCCGAGTTTTTCCTTTGGCACTCCAAGCTCCGCGAGCCTGTCAGCCGTGGTTTTCGGTTCTGTCTGTTCGGCGGCAACAGACACATTAACGCCCGTGTTCTGCCCGGCGGCGGCAGATGTTTCGCCCGAAGTGGCTGCACCGCCATCGCCGGTACCGTCCGCGAATAGCTGTAGCCAACTGAATTTGTTGTGCATTTACATGCCTCCTATTTATTTGCCCGTAGGTGGACAAGTCCGTCGTACCGCCTGCAGGGCTCGAACCTGCATCTCTATCTCTCCGAGCGTTTTACCATTAAACTAAGGCGATATACAAAAGGGGCGGAGAAGGGGGAACTCCGCCCGTAAGAAAGGAGATGTAGCAGACTATTACAGCCGCCGCCTGCCAGGGCGACATCTTAAAGGAGGTGAACTTGCTGTCTCATGCAACCCACGTTTTCAGCATAGCATTTACTTATGCTTTGCTTTCAGCCCCACCTTGCGCATTTTTTTCAGTTTCTGTGAAAATTTTTATGTATTCCGGGTATTCCTGCATCAGCAACACAAAACCCTTGACTATTACCGACATTTCAACGACCGCCACAGGGTCATATTCAGTCAGCTTTATTCGCGCTTTGCCGTCGGAGATATCAATTTCGGTGATATCTTTGGAACTTTCCTGCAAAATAGCCGCTGCCGTGCGCACAAGGATTGTCGCAGCCGCGCATATCAAATCCTCGCCTTTGGGCGCAGACTGCGCATGCCCTTCAATTTCTAATTCAAACGTGCTGCCGGTGCTGTTTACGCATACGTTTATCATGTCGTCGCATATCCTCCATCAGGCATTGCCGCCTCGCGCGTCTTTGCCCGGGCGTTAGACACCTGCGCATGTTCGCGCTTTGCCGGGTCTTCTGCAATCTGTATATTCGCCTGCGGTGTGCTGATCTGCACGTTAGCCTGCTGCGCTATAGCCTGTATCTGCGCAAGCGACTGCGCATCGCCGCATTTAGCTGCAAGGAGCGCCGCAACTTGCAGCACCGTGTTAAACCTGTCAAACAGTGTGCCGTTCTGCTTAATGGTCTTGCGTACATCATCGATGCTGTCAAAATCCATCATCGTAAGGCATGCAAGCGCCTGGTCTGTCTGCTGCGGATTGAAAAAGCCGAGGTTGTAAAACTGTAAAGCCAATTCGTTATTTGACATCTTGGTGTATGCCGTGCGCTTCTGCGGAACGACGTTGATATCAAACTCCGGCACACGCTGCCCGATATCATATCCTGCAAACATCTGTGTTTGCGGCTTTATGTGTTCATTGGAATAGCTTAAGAACAATTCCTCGCCGCCGTCACCTAAAATTCTAAACTGGCGCGGCGCGTCGTAAAACTGCCTTATCAGCTCTATTACAAGATAGTTTAATTCGCTGTATGCCCTATAGCTTGCCTTGGTGCTGTCTCTACTGCCTTTGCCGCTTGCCTCCTGCAAGGCCGCTATCGCGCTTGCCGCCGTTACGCCGCTGCTTGTCGTGCCTGTTGCGGTTTCAGTGTTACCGCTGGTTTCACGCAACTCGTTGATGCTCAGCTGCAGCATGCTGATATAGTTACCGTCAAGGTTATCGTGCGTGACGGGCTTTAGGTTATCATCGTTTAAGCTGCCTTCTACGTTTATGATGGTTTCATTCAGGTTCGTAAACTGTTCAACGTTTACGCCGCAGTTGGCTTTTTTGAAGTACCTGGGCTTTGCTCCGACCATTGCATTTTCCACATATGCCGTTTTCATCAGGTCAATTTCGGTCTGCGGCGCCTTGCACAGATCTACATAGCCGTATCCGCATGGGCTACCTTCAATCGGAAACAGCGTGTCAAATACATATGGGTATTTGCCGTGGTCATACCATCCGGTCATTGCGCGGTCAGGGTCATTTTCCGTCGCATAAAGCACAGTACCCGGCACGAACAGTATGTAGTGCAGTACACCGTTTTTGTGATAGTACGCACTGATAACAGGTACTTTGTCAGTCGTGTCTACATGGTCATCGTATCTGTATTTGCTGGTTATAAAATCATGCGGTATGTTCTTGCCCTCCGGCAGCTCCGCCGGAAACATGGCGCGGACTTCGGTTTCATCCTGAAAATCGACCTCGAAAAAGTATTTCGACTGCTGTATATCCTCAACGCCCGGTTCCCAGAACAGATTAAGGATGTTGCACTTCCGCACATCGATATCACCCAAGCCGTTCATTTTGTTCTTGTCCCATATGACCTTGTATACGCCTGTGCCGGTCTTTAGCTTTGACCACATAACTTTGCTGTAGATGGTCTCAAACTGGTTTTTCTCCAGAACCACAGGAATTATTTTAGACAGCATAGCCGCCTCCACCTTATCTCCCTGTTCTCTCGGCAGTATGTTAGGTTCGGGATATGCATCCATTGCGTCGGCATGCTTGTTGGTGATCACGTTATGCAGCCAGCCGCTTTTGCTACGAAAGCCTGGCTTTGCGTGACCGTCCTTGTCTTCTTCAACATCGTTTCGCAGCTTCCACCAGTTTTCCGATGCAATGATACGGCTATCAACCGACTTCTTCCCGGCGCGATATTTGTTTAGTATCTGCATCAAATCCTGTATCTGCTGTTCCCCAATGGGTTTTATGCCAAGCATCTGCGCCGCAGTTTCAACGCTGCCAAGCTCAGGCGCTTTGCTGCCGTCTGCTCGTATAGTGTCCTTAGTGATATCCATTTGCTTTGTATCCATCCTTCTTGTATTGGTTCAAGGGGTCTGACAATATGACTTTGGGCTTTTCCGGTATTATCGGGCTTATCGGTCTTGCCATACACATATAACGCCATTCATCACTTGCATGATCTTCCATCGACGTGTCCAAATCTTCCGGTTTGTGTTCGTCGTACATCAGCAACGGTATAGTACGGATAAACGCCTTGCAGTTGTCGAATACATACATGCGCGGATAACCGTTATCGTCAAATTGCAGCCTGTAATGGCACTGCATCCAGCCTGCAAGCCGCTTGTTGTCTCCAGGGTCGAAGTATACGCCGTACTTCTCTGCAGTTTCCGCAACCGACACGCCGCGTGATACATCCCATATCGACGGGTCTGCCACGCCTAATATCTTTCTGCCCTTCAGCCATGGGTGAGTGTCTTCCGTTTCCTTAATGCGTTTAAATTGCTCGTCGGGTGTCCATTTAACGCCTTCGTTAGGCGTATCTGTGCAGCCGTACAGCTCCAAAACGCGATACAGTACGCCATCATAGTCGATAGCCCACCATGCGCAGCTAAACGGTTTGTTATAGCCAAAGTCGTATGACCTGTATATCGTCCAGCCACGCGCCGCGCCTTCGTTCAAGTCAAATGCCGGTATAACATGCGTAAATCTGCGCTGTGCAATAGCTTCTTCCGGCGTTATCCCTGCCTTTGCGCACAGTTGCGCATCCGGGCGCGTTCTGAAATCTTCAAAGAATGCGCCGTCGAATATATCCCATTCGCCCTCCAACCATGCCTTACGCAGCTTAGGCGGCAGGGCTTCAAGCTTTTTGATATAATCAGGGTCTGCATCCATCAGCGGCTTGTTGTCCGTGACCTTGCTTTGTATAAATGAATAGTCTTCGGGGTTTTCTCCATCGGTGTAAGCGCGATCTATCGCCAGCCGCTTCACCCAGCTGTGCCCCACGCCGCCGGGGTTACATGTAACATATATCCGCCGGGGGAAATCATTAGCGCCGCGAACGCAAGCCGAAAGCTTCCTGAACCGTTCTTCGGTCTGGTGCGTCCCTTCGTCCAAAAACAAAATGTCTGTTTCTGTGCCCTGAAAGCGTTCAGCGTCCTTGTCGGTGTCGCAGTACCTGAATAATATTCTGCTGCCGTTTGGGAATGTAATGACCTTCTTTTGGTCGTTATAGCTTGCCATTCGCTGCGATTTATCCGCGTCATAGCAATGCAGATCGCGTGTCAGCGGCACTATGTGGTTTTCCTGCAATTCCGGGTATGTTTTTCGCACGATCATGCACGTTATCCCCGGAAATTTGAAGCAGTACAGCACCGCCGATACGCGCACGACAAAGCTTTTTCCACCGCCGCGCGCACCGCCGAAGAACACAACATGTGCCCTATCCTTTAAAAATTCCTGTTGTGTAGGACTTAGGTAGTCGATTTTGTATTCAGGCATGGTTTTATTTACCGCAAAAGTCATCAGCACCGGCAATGATAACGCGCACCGGCTCCGGCTGTGCTTCCCCTGCTGCCTGGCGTTCAAGGTTCTTAATGCGCGCTTCCTGTTCGCGTTTATCGGCATCGGATTTAACGCCCTGGATTTCGGCAAGGTCTTTCATCGCCCCTGTAAGGCTTTTTAAGCCGCGTTTATCCTTGATAATATCCGCATCCGTTAACTGTGCTACAGCGCTACACAGCTTGCTTGACAGCAGCCCGGCGGCTTCCAACAGGCTTTTGTATTCCTGATAGTCAATCTCCAACTGTGCTTTGATACGGTCTGCGCCCTTGGCCGCGCTATACTGCGTCCGCTTCTGCGCCCATTTTTCACGCTCTGCGCGTTTCCGCAAGGTGCTATAGGAAACATTGTGTTTCTCGGCAAGCGGCCGTGTGCCTATGTCAGTAGTGATGTATTCAGTTTTGATATCATCCCATTTACTCATGCTTTTATAATAATGTAGGTGGCGCTGCATTAATCAGCCCCACCTTGCACACTTTTTTAGTTTTATATGCAAATCGTATAAAATTCATGTCGATGATTTGTGCATTTTGCTGTTTTGATATTTTTTATGCCTAATCGGTTAAAAAGCGCTTGCAAATTAGCCTAATAGGACTATAATAGAATCATCAAGAGGGAAATGACAAAAACAAAAGGAGAAATTAAAATGAATATCACGAACGAATTAGAGATCATAAACATTATGAAAACCGGCTGCAAGAAAACTCACATAGCGCAGTGCCTGAGCGACGCGAGCATGCACGACGAGATTAAATATGATTATTTCGGCCAGCGTGTGCAACGCGGCGAGACGCTGCTCCACACCAAGAACGGAGATTTTACTCTGAAATTCCGAGCCGAAAACGGTTGGCTGACTTACGCCGAAATCATTTAAACGGAGGAAGAAAATGAACTACTATTCTTATCAGGAACTCAAAACCGCCGTCATGGAGAACGAAAGCGCCGAAAACGTCAACGCACTCGGCGAATGGTTTTCAAGCTACGGAAACGATTATTGGAATGGCGAATACTACGACGCAGACGATTTTGCAGTATGGCCAATGTACAAAGAAGTCGAAGAAGACGAATTTGAAATCACCGGATATGAAATCCGCTCGCTGTGAGTTGAGCTGATGATTGGCATTTCCCGACCAAGAAGCTTTGGATAAGCAAGGAGGAACGCTAACATGCGATTGACTGATAAACAGTTTGGGCAAATGTTTGCCGATGCTAACAGCATTAACGACCGTGATGCTTTTATGTCCGATTGGGCATTATCTGATATTTGGGGCGATGCCCCGGAAACCGATATTCCGGCCGAGCGCATCGACGCCATCACCCATATATGGGATTTGGCGCACACCTCAATCAACGACATCATTACCGCGTCCGGCTTGTCTATCACGAACTTTTCTGCTACATACGCGATACCATATAGCACAGTGCAGCATTGGCGGTCAGGCGTTAATACTTGTCCAGTTTATCTCCGGCTGCTTTTAATCCGCTCGATCGGCTGCTACAAATTTAAATAAAAACAAGGGTAACGCTTAATGCGCTACCCTTTAATATTTTTCCGCTAATGTGATTTTATAGACCGGGCATTGTACGTATTGTGTGCAGCAGTATTTCGACACATACACCCGGCGTTTTTGTTCATCGCCTTTGAACCAAAGCTGCAATCTTGCGTCACCGCATGGTCCTTCACAAAAAATCTTGTTTTCGCGCGCAGAACCCTTTGACCAAAACGGACACTTTGCCCGGCTATCATAATATCCGTCAGCACCCCTCATGCAGCGTGTACCTCGCGTACCGTGTGGGAACGCCGTAACGGTTAAGCCCGGTTTCCATTGTTGTTTCAACGTCATAGCCGCGTTTGCGAAGATCAAACACGCGCCCGGATGCCCTGCCTATGCCGTAGTCATACATTGCCTCACGGCTTGTTATGCTGCCGTGTTCGCGCATGTGATTTAACATCATTTCGCACTGGCTTTGAATTATCATGTTCCGCGATACCTCCACACCATTCGACTAACGTTTCTGTAGTTTGTCACATATTTTTGCGGTTTCTTCTGCTAGATTATCGTATATTTCTTTTGGAATAACATAATCAATGCCATCTGCGCTACACGGAACGACGCTGTCCAATCTTTCTTTCAGCCGAGCCAGTTTTGCAGATTTATAGTCTTCTACAAGCGTTTCGCAATCGTGCATTATAACCATTTGGTCGAGCATAATGCGCACATCGGCTATTTCCTCCGCAATATGTTCAACATTATCCTCGCCGCGCTCATACTTGCAAAGTTCCTTTTGCAGCTCCGACATTTCTTCCATGCATACAAACGTCTGCAATTGCCCGCCGTAGGTTTCAAGCGCCTGCTGGTATATCTGCTTTGCCTGATATTCGGGTTTTTCTCCGGTTTCTTCTAACAAGCGAAGCACTTCATATGTGTTGGCACAATAATATTGTTTGCCGTTAACGGTAACCGTGTAGCTGCCGTCGTGGTTGCTTTTTGCTTCCCAGCCTACGTTTTTAGCCATTATCGTCTACCATACCTTTCATCGAATGGCGAGAAGTTTTCCTCGCCCACTATTTCACGGATACGACAATCAAGGACGGCTTTTGCATATACGATCTCGTCGTCGGCCTTGCTGTCTTCTACTACCAAATCAGCGATCTCGTTTGAATATCTTACAAACGCCTCGCCGAATGCCCGTGCACGGCCTGAGCCTAAGCCCAGCACTTCATTAGCGGCCATAAACGCAGCGTCCTCCGCAAGCTGCATACGGTTACGCCCGTAAAGCTGTAGCTGAATGTTAACCTCACGCTGCACGGCCTTTGCAAATGCCGATTGCTTACCCATGCTTAGTCACCACCTTATGGCCTACGTATTCGTCGATACTCAGTCCGAGCGCATCGGCAAGGATTTCTATTGTATTTATCCAGCCGCCGCGTAGTGATTTGCGTTCAAGCAGGCTTATCGTGGTTTTGGCTATGCCGGATATTTCGGCCAGCTGCACGATGCTTAACCCTGCATCCAATCGCGCCTTGCGCATATATTCCCCGCGCGTCATTCGGTATCACCCCATTCAAGCGCCTGCCCACAGTGAATGCAAAAAGCAAACGGGAAAAGCTCTCGATGCGATTGTTCGCAGCTTGGGCACTCGCAGTCATAGATTATGTAGCCGTTATTGTCTATTGCAAAGTTCGTCGGCTTTTTCGGTATCTGCTTGTTAATAGCATTGATTGCTAAGTACATTGCCTTTTTGTCTGCTTTTGTGAATTGATTATTGTTTAAGATGCAACCAAGGCGTTCCTGTATTTCTGCTGCTGTCATTAGTCCTCGCCTCCGTTTTTCGCGCCTACCAGTTTCCCGAGCTTTTCCATAAACTCGTTTGCACCTTCAAACGTGTTGAAGTACCCGTAAACTGTCACTTTGTCTCCTTCCTCGATACACAAGGCCATCTTTTTTCTGTCGACGAGCCTATATGCTCTGATTTTCGTTTTTCCGTCAGTTAATACTTTCGACATCATTGTCACCTCCGTCCATTTTTACTACCTCCACAAACCCAAGAGCCGTGTCCACAATCGCCTTATCAATTCGCGCCTGCAAACTGCATCTGTTTTCGCAAACAATAGGCATTTCAGATAGGGACTTGTTATAATAGGCTGTCTTACGGATGACCCACTTACCGTTCCAAAAATCAATAGAATAGCCGCTGGATTTCGCCGCCTCCATCTTTGCCGACTTTGCTGTGCCAGTTTTTACAAAGTAGCTTTCTCGCGTCACCCACGGATTTTTGTAGATTTTCATTCCGCACCATCCATTTTCGCCCCGCAGTTGGGGCAATAATCATCTTCAAAATAGCATGACTTTCCATCGGTTGAAACAAAACATCCGTTGACGGTTCTGGTGTTTTTGCAATGGGAACAAGTTACATCAGTCTCACCCGTGCTATCATCGTAGACACACTCCCACCGTCCATGCACCACCTGCTCATAGCCCAGCTGTGCCGCCATGCGCTTAAACTCGCTTTTTGTCGGTTCGTGAATATAAATAGGCTCGACAGCAGGCGCACACTTAATGCGCTCGATAATTTTGTGAGCGCCTCGCATTTCTGCGCTCGTTATTTTTCCTCTTGCCGTATATACCACCGATTGTTCGATGTCATGTAACAGCGCTTCACGGTCTATTTGGGTTGCTCCGCTTAGCGGTCGCATTCCGTAGCATGGTTTAATCATTGGCCGCCTCCTCATCCCAATAGTGATCTACGAAATATCGCAGCGCGTCTTGCGGCTTGTCCTTGTCTGCGGGGTCATTCGACCAGTTTTCACAAGTTGCATCGCCCGGCGGCGTTACGGTCACCGGCATGCCCACGCTTTTAACGTAGTTTTCGCACACCTACCAGCTTTTGCCGTTGTTGCGGATGTATTTTTCGCAATTGACGCAGCTGCCGCAGGTTTTATAAGTATCAGCCATTGTCAGTCCTCCTGTTCCATGCTTCGATTGCTTGTTCTTCCGTGTCGTAAATATACACACCGCCCAAGATCCCGCCATCGCACTCATATCTTGCAATCGGGCATTCCGGGTTTTCCTCGTGGCCGTGGTGAAGCATAAAGCCAAGCCCACTATAGGAATGTTCTCTATATGACTCATCATGCAGATTCCCTTCGTCATCACACAGAACAAGGCTAACTTTACCGCCGCAGAACGGGCACGATTTCAGTTCAGCCATTGCTTTCCTCCTTCGGCGCATCCGGCAGCGGCCTCCAGTGGCTTACTTTTACTTCCTCCGGCTGATTTTTTGAAAAATAATATTCCTTCACGCATTCAACGCATGGTTTATTTTCATAATTGCCGTCATTTTGCGGTTGGCATTTCAAGTGCAATTTTGTCGGTACTTCATCGCAGAGCCAATAATCAACTCTCCCGAACGCTACAAGGTCTTCTGCTATTTCATGATAAGCAGCTCTCAGCGCTTCGTTTTCGCGCCGTAGGTTTTGGATTAAGAGATCAGTATCAGTCATTTACGTAACTCCCTTCATAAAGCAGCCCCAAAAGGTTTTGGACTTTTTGCCGCTGTGATGCCCGAACAGCGGTTTTCGCCCGATTGCTCGCCATAGTTTATCCGCGGGGATCTGTGTTTCAGACCACTTGAATATCAGCACTCCATCGGGTTTTAATACACGCATACACTCCATGAAACCTTCTTGAATTGTCTGTTCCCAACCTTGATCGAGCTTACCGTACTTTTTAACCATCCATGAATTATCCCCGGCGCGTATTAAATGCGGCGGATCAAAAACTACAAGTGAGAAACTGTTATCTTCGAAGGGTAGGCAAGTAAAATCACACTGAATATCAGGATGTACATAGCACGTTCTTTCACTAAGCCCGTTTGCGCTTTTCCATATCCCCGTTAATGCTTCATCCCGTTTATCGCAATAAATCGCATTAGGATGATTTTTGTTAAACCATATCGTGCGAGCTCCACACGTTACATCAAGTATCTTTTTGTTGGACATTTAATAGTCCTCCCTGAAATGATTTGTTTTGCCGTCGCCGGTGAACCACAGATACCCGCTCGGCAGCTCCCGCTGAACCTCCGCGCCCTGCTTTTCCATTGACCAGCGTGTAAGTACGTCCAGCGCAACGGCGTATAGCCTGTCCAGCACCGGGAAATTGGGGCTATAGCCGTAAAACTGCCCCGGCGCGGACACAACGCCTATGATGGTATCGGGAAAGCGCACATCGTCCACGCGATTTAATACGCACCACACGCATTTCATTTGATTGTCTACCGTGCAGCCCCTCGCCTCGCCGTACAGCATTTGTGCAAGGGCTATCACGTCTGCCTCGGTAAAGTACGTCTCGTACTCAGGCTCTGCCACTTCCACTACGCACAGACCGTTCGTATCAACCTCAGGCGGTACACCGTCCGCACCGGCCTTGCTGCCCCCTTTATCAAGGGCAAGCAGTATTATGACTATCAGTGCCAGCAGAATCGCACACACCTGCGCTATGATGATCGTGTATTTATTCATCGGCTTCACCTGTTATTGCCTTAAAAATTTCGTCATCGTATTCGGGCATTGCCTTGATGTATTCACGCAGTTTACGCGGCATTTCCGCATAGACTTCCGATGCTTCGCGGCTGGTGATATTGAAAACAGGTGTGTTTGCCCATTCCCCGTCGCCAAATTCGCGTTTTAGCTGCTGCGCGTTTGTAAAGTCGGGTTTCCAGCCGTTAAGTTTACTCCACACTTCATTGAAACGTTCGTCGGTGACAGGCTTGTTAAATATCATTAGCTTTGCGCCTTCAAGGCCGTCGCAGAAGATGCAGCGCGATATACCTTCACATTTGTGACAATGCATTGAAGCATTTATGCCGGAGCCGTAGCTGATGCCGGAGCCGCTGCTGATGCCGTAGCCGTCGCGGATGCCGTAGCCGTCGCTGATGCCGTAGCCGTCGCGGATGCCGTAGCCGTAGCTGATGCCGTAGCCGTCGCGGATGCCGTAGCCGTAGCTGATGCCGGAGCCGCTGCTGATGCCGTAGCCGTCGCGGATGCCGTAGCCGTCGCT